GGTTACTAAAGACAAAGTTAGAGTTTTCCAAGCTGCCCCTATTCATTTAGGATTATTGATTCGACGTTATTTTTTGCCTATTGTAAGGGAGTTGTCGATGTATCCGCTGATTAGTGAGTGTGCAGTGGGCATAAATTGCCAGGGCCCTGAGTGGGACGAACTTACCACTCATATTACACAACATGGTGCAGATCATATTATAGCCGGAGATTACAGCAAATATGATTTGCGACTTCCACCCGAAGTTACTCATGGTGTATTTCGCATTTTGCTCAATATTGCCAAATATGTCGGTTATTCTGAGCGAAGTCTTACCATAATGGCTGGTATAGCCACTGATGTTGTGTACCCTGTTGTTGCTTACAATGGAACTTTATTGAAACAACACGGGGGCAACCCATCTGGACAGAATTTAACAGTGTATTTGAATTCAATGGCCAATTCTGTTCTTTGTAGATATGGCTTTTATACTATCTACCCTAATGCTAGTAATGACTTTCACAAAGCTGTTGCTTTGACTACATATGGGGATGATTTTAAAGGTAGTGTACACTGTGATTTTCACAATTTCAATCATATCGGTTTTAAAGAAGTCTTAGCCACTTTTGGTATGGTATTGACTATGCCAGATAAAGAGGCAGACCCAGTACCTTTTTTAAAGGATAGTGATTGTGATTTCTTGAAGCGGCGTTCCGTTTATATACCTGAAATTGGTACAAGCGTAGGGGCACTCGACACAGACTCAGTAATTAAGAGTTTGATGGCCGTCTTGCGCTCTCAAGCTATCTCATTAACTGAACAAACAACAGTTAATATGAGCGGAGCCCTACAAGAAATGTTTTTCCATGGTCGCGCTCCTTATAATGAGTGGCAGGAGAAACTCAAGAGCGTACTTGCTCATCACCCGGAATTGGGTTTTATTCCAGGTTTGGACGACACTTTTGATGACAGAGTGTTAGCCTGGAAGGAAAGATACAACAAATTGTAAGTTCATCCGCCTTGGGCAGGCGTTAAATGCATCCCTCCGAGCGTTTTCCACGCTCGTTACGCTAAACGGAAATGTGTGTATATGGTTTACGTATGAATTTAGAGTTTAGTTGTTTGTATATATTTATAGCGCTTTGCACATATGGCTTATTGTATTTATTTAAGTACGG